CGGATATCATCTTCCGATTCACGGTGTACGAGGATCCTATTCCGTACACTACTCTACCCGCTAGCACCAATTCGGTCATTTATGATCCGGATTTTACCAACACTCCAACTTGGGCGCGCTGGAACCAGCAGACGACCAAGATCCGCTTCCAACGGAAGTTTACTCTGAACCAAGCATCTGTTGGGGCAAGTAACATACACAAGAAATTTTGGGTACCTATCAGGAGGAAGCTGACGACCCAAGGGGAGGAATCGAATTCTGTAAACACGTTCTTCGGCCCTGCGAAGGAAGTGCAAATATATTGGGTGTTGGAAGTGCTTGCACCAACGCTCACTGCCATGAACACAGACATTAACGGTTACGTTCAAACGACTGTGTATTTCAAGGACCCTTAAGGTCCGCACCGTAGGGAGGCGCGGGTTGTACCCGTGCGCCGGGCCCGATTGTGTCGGAGACGGGAAAAATGGGATAAAAGTATAGTTTATAGTTTTATTCAATATACATTTTATTATCTATTGCTACTTCAACGCATCTGGCTCTATACCAAGCACGTTCGTTATCTGCCATAACAAAATTCCCCTTAGCGTCTTTAGCAGTGAAGGGATTTTTTTCCGGATTGCAAATCCAGATACATGGTTTTCCCCAATAAGCTACCCCTTTACGCCATTTATCCGTGTGCGTAAACTCTCTCTGTGCACCCCAAATCGCCTTTCGCATCCCATGGAAAAAGTCGAAGTCCATATCATCTAATACAAGGTAGTCGGTTGTGTCGTCGAAACTATCGGATCGCCACAATCCGCACATGTAACTGTGACGACCGAGTGACCTTGCCCACACCGATTTACCACACTCTGTCGGGCCAACGAGGAGTAAGGTTTTCGGCCGGTCCGGCTTCGGCTATAGAGTAATTAAACTAAATCAGAATCAATTAAACCAAGGGAGGTACGTGTGAACGTGCCGGAATAAAACTAACCTCACTGAAGACTTCCGCACACCAGGCATCCAACTCGGGAGGAACGATGAAGCTAGCTGGGTCATAGACTTTTTCCGCGGCACGGGGCGCTTTGAAGTACTTCTCTCCGTACTTGGTGATGCTGTCGTTCCTGAGGACCCACTCCTTAGGCTGGTGGAGTCGGACGAGTTCGTAGAATTGGTCTTGAGACTCCGCGGTTTTAAGTATTCCTCCGAAATCGAGGCGTCCTGACGTCGTAGTGTAGGGTGGTACGTCTCCTCTAGTATCGGGTTCAATGACATAGTCACACGCTTTGAGCTTGTGGCTTTTGATTGTGTGTTGGTCCTCTTCAGACCGCTCCGCCCCCTTCCTAATGTAATGGCGCCTGTTACTGAGGTCGACGGTGGCATTTCTGATAGGGAGGATATTGGGATGGTATCCGGCGCAGTCGAAGATGTTGAGAGGTCGTTGCAAGCGGTCCTCGAAGCAGACGACGACGTGGAAGTGGATGCCATTATCTTGATGTTGTTCTTGTACGACCTCTAACCAGCAGGGTGCTATATCGGCGATGAAGTCGGCGAGTTCGTCGATATCGAGATCGTTGGCTTGAGAGTACGTCAAGAAAAAGCGGGCACCATTTGTACGGGGTTCTCGAGGCATGGGAGCGGTAATGGCCTATTAAGATTCTATAGGCCATTCCCCGCTCCACTCGCTCCACTCTTTATATAAAAACCATGGTGACTGCGGACCGGGCTCGGTTAAATCACGGAATTCCGAACTCCGAATTTAGCCGACGCCGAACTCCGAGCCCGAATTTAGCCGGGCTGAGCCACACCTCCGCAACCTAATCACAAAGAGCATCTTATGGCATGGCGTACCTTCGCCGCAAGACCCGCCGCACGTACCGCCGCAGGCGGCAGATCTTTTCCAAACGCCAGAAGCAGGCAATTGAGCGCATCGCGGTCAAACCTGCGGAGACCAAGCACATGGACGAGAACTGGCAGTGGACCTCGCTTCTCAACCAGGCGGGGTACATTGGGGGCGGCGCGTTATCGCTCCGCGGGTCGGTTCACAACCACATCCCGCGTGAGAACAACCTAACCACCAAGTCGGAACACACGTTTATTGGGAATGAAATTCACATGAGGGGGTTCCGTTGGGAATTTATGGGATACCCGCAAGCCGCAGCCGCGGTGCCGGATATCATCTTCCGATTCACGGTGTACGAGGATCCTATTCCGTACACTACTCTACCCGCTAGCACCAATTCGGTCATTTATGATCCGGATTTTACCAACACTCCAACTTGGGCGCGCTG